CCAGTCTCTTACCGTTCGCCGACGACAGCGGCGCCGAAAGAACGGCCACCTTTGGGAAATACAAACCCACCGTGTACATATGCGGGCTGTCGTAAACCGCGCCCTCGGCCAGGATCTGCACACCGAACGTATCATTGCTGTCGATGTGCTGCTGCAGGATGTAGTCCCGGAACTCACGGTTGAACTTAAGAGTCTGGACCCGCCCGTCCCGGAAGCATCTGTCCGCGTAGGTTCCTGATCCGCCGAGACACATCTCGATCTGGAGATTATTCTGGAGGCTGTATTCGACGGATTCAATCTCGCAGGCCATTTCCTTGCCGCCCACAAAACCGCCTGCGGCAGTGTACGCTCCGCCTAACATCACGGTCAGGTCTGTCACACGCAGGGGCGTTTCAGTCACGCGGGCCGGGAACGTACACCAGGCCGACTCAGTCGGAATGTAGAGGACCTTGTACGTGGCGTCTGTAGAGTTGACAATGGTTCCGGGATCTGTACCCGGGACGTATGCGGCGCCGTAGCCGGAGGTGTTGATAGGGATGGAAAACGAGTCGGGATCGATAACCGTTATAATGTGCGTGGCATTCAGCGCAACCCAGTCTGCCGCGGTGATAGACGCAATGTCCACCTCGTCCGCCGAGGCCATACCGTGGCCTACCCATGTCACCACGCAAGCCGCCGCCTGAGAGAGCCCTTCGATCTGCTGGGGCACACAAGGCGCGGTCTGTGTAATCACGGCGGGCGTGGCGTCGGAGACAGCGGAATATACGACCTCCGTCCAGACTCCCGTTGCCAGCTCCACGCGTATCCTCTGGACATTGTCCAGTCGTGTGCCTGCAGCAGCGCCCTCCACTGCAAGAGCCGCCAATGTCAGGGCTGTCAGGTTTCGGGCGGCGGTAATAGATTCCTCGGTTATGTTATCCGACACCAGGCCGGTGGCCTTGATTGTGCCGGTGATCTTGCACCAGGCATCCCGTGCAAACGTCGCCTGGAGTGCATCCACAAACATGGACGCAAAGCGCCGTTTCAGGACCGTGGAGCCCAGCCGCATGGACGCTGTAAAGGACGGATTGGAGCGCGACACATCCTCATCGTTTGCAATAGGCGTGATGGTATGCGCGTACCCGGTCCCTGCCGCTGCCGTGGAGATCGCGCCGAGGGCGTATGCCAACAAAAACGCGAAATGCTGGGGCTGCGCCTTCTCAAAGTTAAAGCTTGCGCTGGCCAATGCACCCAGATCATACACTGAATCGGGCTCTTCATACCCCGTCATTTCATCGGCATTGGTCTCGCGCTTCGGTTCGAGGTTGATAACATCAGACTGACTGACCAGCATGGTAGTGTCAATCGTCTGCTCCGTATTGATGGCCGTCTCTTTGTTATTCGCGGATACGGCCAGCAGGTTGTGCATGCTTCTCCATGATCTCATTTTTTGGTCCCTCCTTTAGTTTCCCGACCGCTTCGCGGCGTTATTCGTTATTTGTTATTTGTTGATTCGTTGTTTGTGGCTTACCCGCCTTTGCGTCTTTGCGTCTTGGCGTGAGGCCTTTCCGGCTTGCGGCTTGTCCGCCGTTCGTGTGGCGGGCTTGTCACCCTCAGAGGCGTCTTTTTTTTTACCCTCCGACTTCTGACCTCCGACCTCCGACTTCTGACCCTTCCCGACCACCGCCTTCAGTTTGCCCGCAGGTTTGCCCGCAGGTTTGGCAACGGCCTTGACCGCCTCAAACTTATGTTTCTCCCCGGGAGGCACCTCCTCATATTTCACCCCGTGGACATACTCCTTGCCCTTAAAAGGGCCATCCACCATTATGAAGTTTTCAACATTTTCCTTGAGCGTATAAGCCATATCATTCCTCCTTTTCATAGGTCGTTAACACGGTACCGTTTCAAGCGCACACAACCTGCCCTCAGCATAATGACAGAGCACAGACCCGAATTTGCGCGGTTCCACTTTGTCTATTTGGAGACCGACGGCGCCATCCATCGGACCCCAGTCGGGATAAGTAGTCAGACAAGCGCCATCGAGGTCTTCAGAGTCCGACTCGTTAAACCTGTCTATCAGACTATCGATAATCCCCTGGAACACGATCTCCGATGCATCCCTGTCTCTCACCCCACAGTATCCTCGCAACCGAAGTATGTGGGCCTTTTCAATCGCCCCCAAAGATTCTTTGCGCTGAACGGTTTGCGCCCTGCTGAACGTCCAGCCGTTTATCTTCTCGTCCTCATCTTTAAACAGCTCTAAAAACTTCTCCCAGGTGCTCGCCCATCTCTCATAATCGTGGACAATACCTATCCCGTCGACACCGGACATGATCCGCTTTACCTGTTCTCTGATATCAACTAACCCCATCCTCAAGCCTCCTGATCACCCTGCCCGGTATGGTCCTGAGCTGATCCTGCGCCCATTTTTCATTCTCCTTCCAGGCCTTCTCAAACATATGAGCACCCTCAAACCCTTTAACGGCAATCTTCCGGGCAATGGCAAACCCGACCGACCGGGCCTCTTTCGCATCCGTTATCCCCAAAACACTCCTGGCCCACTGGGCGATCGGTTCCACCGGTGGCATGGCCTTACCAGGTCTCCGGCCTTTCTCGATTACCTCCCCGTATTCCAGGGGCGTACCCACCTGGGCCTTCACCGGCATCCCGAATGAAACTACCTCACCGTGTATGCTTCCCCGCAGCCCCGCATCACCGCCCACACCCGCAGGGGTCAGCTCCACAACCTCCTTCTCCAAACGCCTGACCACCTTATCAAGGACCTTCTCAGTCTCATCTAAAGTGATCTCCGGGTACCGCTTCGCCAGCTTCCGGATCTCGGTTAAGTTATATTCGATATTGGTTTTCAATTCCTGAATCCCTCAATCCCTCAATTCACAATCATCTATACTTACTCTTATGTGTCACCTTATCACTCTGCCAACTCGCCTTCTTATCCTGATCCCTACTGATACTCGCGGCAGGCGTTTTCCCCTCGGCAATTCCCAGATGGTCAAAATAAATCGTCCGGTATGCCTTGGCCCTGGCCGCGTATTCCTTGGCCTTGCTCTTGTGATCCACGCTGTCGGCGCCGATCGAGCTATCACCCGACTGGGCGTAATAGGTGGCCAACATGTCGCAGAAATAGGCCGCGGCCAACGCCTGAACCGGTTCAGTATCATAGGCCTTTACCGTACATGCCGACGTGGTACAGGTATGAAGCGCCGTATAGACCACCCTGAAATCCTCGTCCGCCGTGGGTGAAATCTCCTTGAACCGCAGCACCTCCCCTGAAGGCTTCGCATAGATCATCCACGCGTCATCCTGGAGGACCTCCGGCGTCTCATCGTCATCGTCCACCGGGTACTCCACCGTCTTGACGACGCTGAACCCGTCCGACCAGTGCTCCAGACCGGTGATGGCATAGTCAAACCCGCCGTCCCCGTCCTCATCCTCGACAATCACCCTGGGCCGACGTTTAGAGTGGGCCTTCAGCGCAATATTGATGGCCAGGATCTTATCCGCCTCATCCAGAGGGATCTCGCCCTGCACCAACTGCCCGATCGCCGTTATATAATCCTCTCGAGTTGCCATGATAAGTGCCTAAAGTTTGGAGTGCCTAAAGTGCCTAAAGTTGAAAACCCTTGAACCCTTTTTACTTAAACCATCTGCAAGAAAAGAAAGTTACGAGTGCCTAAAGAGTGAAGTGTTTAAAATTAAATAAGGAAGAATTCATATTTAAACTCCGAACTCCCAACTCCAAACTTTCAATTTTTAAAAACACCCACCGCCGCAAAGGTGAAGCTGGTCCCGCCCACCGTATAGTTGAGCCGGACGTACTTCCCGAAATTCGTAATCGCCTGCCTCGCCTTCCCAATGGCCGTGATCTGGCTCATGGTCGTGTGAGTGTAGTAGGTGCTGTCGTCATCCGATGTCTCGATGATAATATCCAGGGTCGACACCCCGCCCTCCGCAGTCACGTTTACGAGGATCTGCCCCTCGGTATAGGCCGAAACATCAAACCCCGACGACTGCGCCGTTGCCGCCGTCCTAACCCCGCTGGCAAAAAATGTGACCTTCCGGACCTTCCGGTCATCGCCATACGAAACACCCACAATCAATAACGTCAGCAGGACCGCCGCCAAACCGATCGCGCAAAGCGTCAGATGTCCGACAAGGGCCTTCCTCGCCGTAAGATTAAAGCCATACCCGTAACCGTTTAACACCGCGCTGTTCCTTGATCTGAGTCTCATACGATCCCCCTCATTCGACATTCGACGTTCGCCGAAGGTCCCGCCATAGGCGGGATTCGATGTTGGACGTTCATCTTTTTCCCGTTCGATGTTCATCTTTTCATTTCACCATGCGCCATCCCCAGCCATGCAGATCCCAACACAGCCAGGGGCGCAATATGAAACGTGTGCCACCCGAGGCACGCAACCGCCAGGGCCGCGATCCCCGCCGCCGCGATCTTTCCGGCCTCGGTCAACCGTCTCCGTTTACGCCATGCCGTCATCCCGATCCAAAACGGATATGCCGCGATCAGCAGCATCCCCTGGAGCCCCATCTCAAAGCCGGTCTGCACAAACTCCCCGTGGGCATGGACCATATTTCGCGGTACCTTCGGGTCGCCGCTGCTCATAATCGGGAATATCTGAGCAAACGACCCTAATCCCCTGCCGAACGGCGCCTGACCGATTGACCAGCACGCATGCTTCCATGCGGGCCAGCGCCCACGCTCTCTAACCAGGTTTTCAACGGGATCCACCTTCCAGAAAAACAGACCGCAGAGCATAAAAACCAGCACCGCGACCGCGCCAACCCTGAGCATCCCGGGCCTGGAGATCAATGTCCACACCGCCAGGCCTGCCAGAGCCGCAATAGTCCCGGTGGATGACCGACACAGCCAGAGTCCGACACCCACTACAGGGAGCAGATACCACATCCGCACATGGCACAAAAACCTTTGAGCTTTGAGCTTTGAGCTCTGGCCATCTCTCAAAAACGCAGGCAGACACAGCGCTAGAAACACGCTTCCGGCGACCCGGTTAAACGGACCAGCCCCGGATGCACCTAAAGAAAACGCGGGCAATATTCCGACCCTCTGGCCGATCACCCACAGACTCAACAGCAGCCCCGCCACGCACATGGCATCCATAATATGATCCGGCTTGATCCGCGAAAAACCCTCAGCCGCGCCTAGGAAAATAGCGATCATCATTAGGGTGATATACGAGGTAATGACTACCTCGTTAAAGATTACCTGGGCCAGGGCCAACAGGAAAAATATCCGCCAGAACCAGCTCGACAATAGGGCCGCAAAAGCCACCCCGGCAAGCCAGATCGATACCAACTGCCACGAGAGCCGGAAGCTGAAGTTCCCCACCTGGAAGATGAAGAACATCAGCCCCGGAATCGCACCCAGGAGGATATGTTTTGCCGTTCTATTTTCCACTCGCTCCTCGTTCCCGCTCTGCCCTATGCCCTATGCGGCTTTAATACCCGGCCCCTCCGGACGTAGGCGGCGTAACGTCAATGAAATACGTTGTTGACGTTGCGGCCCCAGCCGTCCCGGGCAACACCCAACCCAACGCCTGGGCGTTTGTGGGCGAGGTCGTAGTCGCAGCCCCGGCGGTTTCGGAGAGAAACAGCCGGGCACCCGGAGATGCCGCGGTCTGCCCCGCAAGGACCCCCCTGACGATTATCTCAACCTTCGACCCCGATGCCGCACCTTTACCGATAAATCCTACGGCGGGCCGTTTATTCGCATCATTCGCATCGGCCTTATACGCATACCCGTCCGACGCGGCAATACAGACCGCGTCCCCGGTGGCCAGCGTCGCGCCTGCAGTCGCCGAAAACCTCGCGAATACCTGTTTGAAATATTCCGCAGCGTGCGCCGAGGGCACACACAGAATTGCCCCTAGCAGGAACACAACCGCCATCACGGCGGCAAGCCCCTGAATTTTTCTTATTCTCTCTCTCATCTCAATCCCTCCTTTATTAAAGGTTCAGAGTTCAAAGGTCTTCCGACCTCTGACCTCCGACCTCCGACCTCTGGTTTTTACACTTCCGCCTTGTACCCGCTCCGGTAATCGATCACCGCGCCTGCGCATTCATGACGGCCCTTATGCCGGATCTTATCGGCCACGAATACCTGCTCGGCCTGCGGTGAGTCCGCCACGAAAAACTCGGGCTCCTCGCGTCCGTTCAAATATCCCATTTCCACCATGTCGATCACATCCGGAGGCAACAGTAGCCCCCAGTTATCCGTGTCGGTCAGCATGGCGACCTCCCTGGCCTTTACCTTGCCCAAGAGAGGGTTAGGGACTTTGTCGGTCAGGTCGTTGGTTGAGTAGTAGAACTCCTCCTTTTCGACCCTGCCGGCCTCGCCGATCAGATCGGGCGGATGGACCAGGTTGAGCTTGACGTCCGGCGTGGCAAGAAGGCCCAGCCGTTTGCCCGAATCCTTCTCGGTCATCTTGGCCAGGGCCAAGTACGCGATTTTGGCTGTGGCATGCGACAGTGCGGCCGCCCCCAGATTCCCGTGCCCCCCTGTAAACCATGCGGTCCCGTCCGAGCAGGTGTCGTTATCCACGTAGAAAGCCCACACTTCCTCACCGTGTGTCCTGGCAAAGGCCCTCCCGAATCCGTCGATCAATCGCTTGATCAAGGAGAGGTCGTCGTTTATGATGGTCCTGCGGGTGATGGTCATGAGGTTTCCCTTTTGGCCTAAGGTGTATGTGGATTCCTCGTCGGACACACCCGCGATCTCAACATAATCCGCCGTCTCAGGATCTACCGTGTCAATATTCGGAAACCCACCCACCAAAACGGCTTCCTGCTGTCTGAAATCGGTTACCGGTTTCTTGATCGAAATCAACAACGAGGTCAGATAGTCAACCGAGCGATAAGCCCTTACCAGGCGGCGTCCTAAGGTATTCCCCAGGACATAGGAAAAGGTGCCCGAGGTAATATCCATCTTGGCCCGCAGATCCCCGGCCAAGGCCTTCCGGTTAAACCGTCCGGTGACCTCATGGTCACCGGTGAAAAAGGTGTATGCCTCTCGGATCGAGTTAAAGGCCGGTACCTCGCCGAACCCCTCCAGGTCCTGGATGCTCCGCATTTCCAGATCCTCAAAAAACGGTCTATGGTCCAGCCGCTCGTGCTTCTTGGCCCAGACCACATCCTCCTGGGTCAGGTCAAACATCCGGTCGAGTGCCATCTGCGACCGCTCTAAGGTGCCGATCCCCATCTTGATCCCGGATCCGGCTGCAGGAGGATTGTCTTTGTTCTCGCCCGCCCGCTGCGTATCCACCAGCATATCCTGGATATCTGCCACGGCCCGCTCCAGGTCGTCCATCTCAAAGACCTTTTCCTCAAAACGCTCCTGGATCTTCTTCTCCCACTTCTCGGGCAGGTTCGCCTTTGTGAGCACCCGATCCAGTGCCATCTCGCAGCGGAACTGCTGAAACTCCTCCGGAGACACCCCGGCAGACGGGGCCCCGGCACCGCCGTTATCTTTCTTCTTTTCCCCCTTTTCCTTCTTCTCGGGCTGCACCATTGCCATCCGGGCCAAACCGACCACATCCTCTTCGGTCGTCGAGTCAAACTCCTTGCCGTCGAGGAGGCCGGGCTGCAGCTCTTTGATCATTTCCCAAAGCGCCTTCTTGTCCATAATCTCCCTCCTTGTTTGGGCCTGCCTCGAAGCCACGGCCCGGTTAAATTTTCCGCCCGCCGCCGGGCGGGTGACGATATCCACCGAGTCGGCTACCAGAAATTTCAGCAGCTTAAACACGGTTTTTCCTTCTACAACATCCTTTTTTGCTCTCACCGCTGCGTCATAGCTGAGCCCATAAATCCGCTGCCCCGCCTCGGACGCAGCCAGCATATCCTTGCCGAGTTGTTTGGCCGAATCCAGAAAGTGAAGCACACCCGTCAGCCCTTCGCCTGCCACATAGCGGACCTTATCAATCCATCCGGCCTTGTTTTTGACCAGCAGGTCCTTCAGCTCAAAGAGCGGGTTCGGCACATGGGTCGCCTCGGGCAGCTCATACAGATTGACGCTCACCCCTTCAAACAATGCTTCCGCATCCCGGAGCACGTCCTCGGGCAGGTACCAACCATTCTTTGTAAACCCCGGTTCGCAGATGGTCACATCCCAGGCCGATCCCTCCGGGCCGCTCGGACGATCCAGTCTCAGCAGCATCTCAAGCCCTTCGTCGGTCTCTTCCTGTTTACTTCTGGTCTCCACCCACACACGCTCCACTTCAGGGGCCTCGGAACCGAACTGAACCTCTCCTTCAAGTAAGGAGTATGGCAATCGATAAAATTTACTATCCTTTTCGTAGACGATATAAGAGCCATAAACCTCGTTCAGATACGCATTCTCGACCTTCGTTTCGAGGGCCTGGTGGATCATGTTCCTGACGTCATCCAGACTCACATCCGCCCGCGCCTTTTTTTCTTTTTTATCCATCACATCCCCCTAAACCCTGCATTCATAATTCGACGTTCGATGTTCGATGTTCGATGTTCGTCTCTTATTTTTTCTCACACCTTCGGGCTGTTCCGCTTCGGTCCGGGAGTCAGCTTCCTCGACTTCTTCCGGATAACCCCATCCACCCGGATCGGCTCTAATTTCTCAGGCTTGTCCCCGTCCCTGAACCTGACCTTTGCGCCTCCGTTAGTAATCAGGACTGCCTCGCCGGTCTCTTTGTCCATGCGGCCTTTCAGCAGCCATTTCGCCTCGATCCCGAACGCCTTCATACCCTTGGCGATCAGGGCCCGGTCCATCTTGGTCAACGCCGGATCAACAGGCACGTTGTCAATCGGCAATCCTGACATCTCCACCGCCTTGGCCACCGCAACCTCCTTGGCCGCGACCTCTGCCTCTCGTTTTTCCAAGTCCTTGTCTTTGCTCATTTTCCCTTTCCCTCCTTGCGTCTCAATTATATACCGCCCGATTCTCATACACCGTCTGACCTCCGACCTCCGACCTCCGACCTCCGTCCTTCCCCTCCCAATCCTTGAGAGTCAGAACATGAGTTCACCCACAGTTGACCACCTCGCCTGCAGGCAGACCCGGCGCGTGCGGGTACGGTATCCCTCCCGTAAAATTCTCATCCACCGGCCTTTTCTCGCCGTCCAGGTCCGCGTGGTTGTCTCTCGGGTTGGCCTTGCCTGAGCTGATCCACTTTTTAACCCATTCCTCGTCCGGGTTTGTCTCGACCGTTGCGGCCATTCTTCCCTGTCTCGCAGCGCTGTGAACCCTGGCCATCTCGGTCCGGGTAATGGCCTCGGCCCGGTGTCCGATACTACTCATCACACTCTTGTCCTTCAGGTTTTTGCCGATCGCCGTCATCACCTCAAAGGGTGTCTTCTCGCCCATAATCCCCAGGGTAAGCTCGTTATTGATCTTCTTCAGTGCATCCGCAGAAAGACCCTCGATCAGGTCCGCCGAATACCCCTGCATAACCTCGAGTGCGCTCCGGGATATCTCCGGCGCCAACCTGCCGATACCGACGTATTGCAAAGGCGAATCAACCGCATCGATCCCCGCGTTCCACATATTGCCCAACGCATCTGTCTGATCGGCAAGATATCGCTGCCTGAAACCGCTCATGGCCCGGCCCACCGACTCCTTGAGTTGCGGGATAAAGTAAACATCCCACTCGGTCGAGGCCACGGCGCCGGCCACCTGGACCCGGGCGTTTTCCAAAATCCCCAGCACCTTCTTGACTTCCCGGTCTTCCAGCTTATTCACCTTCCCGGTCAACTCCTTCAGCTTCCGGTTATATGCCTGTTCACGTCGAGTCATGCTTTTTCCTCACGCAGCAGGGACACCGGCGAAGGCGCAAAGACGCAAAAAGTTAAAAAAGATGAACATCGAACATCGAACATCGAACGTCCAACATCGAATAAAAAAAACAGAACAACCATTCGTTTTTTAAACTCTCTAACTACAACATCTTGTATCCACCTGGTTCTGGCCAAACACAACATCTTGTGTTGCCCTTCATTCAAAATTCGATGTTCGCCGAAGGTCCCGCCATAGGCGGGATTCGATGTTGGACGTTCATCAGTTTTTTCCCCGGTAGTCCTCAGTAACTCCATCCTCATCCTCATCCTCAGCAACCTCCGCCTTCCCAATCTCCTCCTCCGCATCCACTTCCTGGCCCATCTGATTCAACACGGAGATAAACGTCCGGGCCGCCGTCTCGTTCTGGACCCAGCCTTTGTCGACTGCCACAGACAGGGCCGTGGCCAACTGCGGGACCCCGTTGACCATATTGGCCAGGTCCTTCTTGGAGATCTCCGGCATATTCACCGTAAACCCGGCCTCGGCCTTTTGAGCACTCAGCCGCCCTGCGATCACGGCCTGGTCAATGGCGAACTGGACCACCTGCTCGGCAATATATTTACAGTAAAGCTGCCGTTCATCCAGGTCCTTGATCGGCACCTGGCCGAACTGCTCGGCCTCGGTCTGGTATGCCTTTCCACCGCCCCCGAACCATGCCTCGGGCCGTCCTGCCGCCCCCATGATAAAGGATTTACCCATCTGAAAACCCTTGTCAAAATCCTGGGCCTTGATGTCCGGTGATACCGCCGTCCATTCCACGTTTTCATTATGAGCCCGCTGACTGCCGGGCTCGGGCGGCGGATTATCACGCAGCCACTCCCGTATCTGCTCCTCATCCATCCCCTTGAGCAGGATGTCCCAAACGAAGTTGAGCATAAACTCGGCCCGGTCCAAAAAGTTGTATCCGTACCGCTCCAGCCCATCGATCCAGTCAAAGAGCGTCAGATAATCGCTCCGGCCCCGGGCTGCATTCGGCGGCTTGTTGATGGCAAAAAAGAAACAATCTCCCACCAGACGGCCGTAACTCCGCGATCGCGGATCCAGATCCGGACGAATAATGGCCATCCTTTTCCCGGGACGCCCGCCCGACCCCAGCAACTCCACCTGGACCGGCTGTGTCCGGTTGACGCGGCTCATATACACATCCTTGATATTCGCAGGATCCTCATATCCCAACTGGACCAGCCCGTTCTGCGGGTACACCGTCATGGGCCAGAGCTGCTCACCCAATATCCCGTGCCACATCATATAATCGGGGAAATTAATCGGCATATTATTCGTCGGATCTTTCCAGACCCGGTCGATAATCTCCTGGACCTGATCATCCCCGGAAGTAATCGTCAGCTCCTCGGCAAACAGAAACGTCTTATCCATCTTGGCCATCCGTTTGGTCATGGCCGAACTGTCCATCATAAAATAGGCCACCTCAAACATCCGGTTCTGGGAGATCCCTTCCAGGTCGCGGAGCTTCTGTCCGCCTCCGCTCAACCTCCGGTACCCCTCATTATGCGGGTCATAGTTGGCGGTGATGGGAAGGGCCATCTTTGCACGTCTGACCTCTTCCTTAACGATCTCTCTGATCTCGTCCGGCCCCTGAAGCCCCGGTGCCAAAACCTTAGCTATCTTCTCAACTATTCCCACCTGATGACCATCCCTTCATTCAAAATTGGACGTTCGATGTTCGATGTCGAAGTCTTACGCTTATCTGGACGTTCATCCCTTCTTTGCGTCTTTGCGCCTTCGCCGGTGTCCCTGCTGCGTGAGACTTCTTTAAGCTGCCATCCTACCTGGGCGTTCGCCCCTGGGTCCCTGAGGCCGAAACCGCCCGAAAAACCCACCCTTCCTCTCTCTACCCCCGGGCCGATGACCCGACAGGGTCTCCTTTTTCCCAGGATCCGATCCCGCGCATGCGGCAATCCCCGCATTCATATTCATCGACTTATACCACCCCAGGGCCAGCGCGATCGCCGAGTCCCCGTGGCGTTTGAAGTCCTGATTCTTCGTGTCCTTGACCGTCAGTTTCGGCAGCTTGATAATACCGTTGATCATCTCCAGGGCGCGCAGATCGTTTTTGATATCCGCATCCCTGGGGATATCGATGGTCTGGTCGGCAAACGCATCCTGAAATGTGACCATGTGCTCCCGGTACCATGCGTCATTGAGCATGATCTCATCGATCAGAGGGCGGCCGTATCTGTCGGCAGTGTATTCTGCCAGGGTCAACCCCGGTCCCGTAGCATCCATCGCCCCGCCCCGAAATCGCGGCAGATGGTCGATGGTGTACCAGAGGATCTGTTCCTGCTGCCGGCTGGGTACGTTGTGCATCTCGATCAGGAAAGGGCAGAGCCGAGTCAGGCTTTGCAATATCTCCAGTGGCGCTACGATGGAGAAATCACCGTATCGCGCAAAATCCTGCCCAAATACGTGGTCGAATTTTGGATCCAGCATCTCAAAAAGAGGCGCAAGGTTGATCCGGATCCATTCCTCGCACCACGATTTCCGGTACGCCTCGCCCTTCAGGGCAAAATCATTCTCCAGGGCCAGTCGCAGGATCGGTCGAACTTCCGTCATGCAGGCCTCGATCAGTATCCCCGGAATAGCCACGCCCGATCCTTCTCTCGGGACCGCGTCAAGCTCCTCCAGCATAGCCGCCTTATTGATACCGTAGGCGCCCCTGACCCGCTTGTACCACTCTTCCTTGCCTTCAGGCGTCGCGGTCCAGCCCTTCACCATACAGACCCGCTCATAGAGCCCGTTGGCCACGGCATCGTCAAAGGTCACCCGATAAATTTTAAAGGCATACTGCCCGGCCCGCGTGTCGTGGATGAGCTGATTAAATGCGTTTTTATCCCCGTTATGCGTGCTGATGATCCGGATATCCCCGCCCCAGATGATCAGGGCCAGGGTGGACTCGATCACGGCCTGGACGTTTAGGTGATAAGCCGCCTCATCGATATTGACCTTACCCTGGAGGCCACGGATGCTCGCGGGTCTCGAGGAGAGGGCCACCTGCTGAAATCCGGACGCGTACCGTATCCGATACGATGCTATGTTTTTGGTCGACCCGTCCGCCTGCTGGTCTTCAAAGAGAAAAACCTCGATCCCACGCCATCCCTCGGCCATCGCGGACGACATCACTTTCGCCATGTGTGCCGAATACCCGATGTACTCGAGACCTTTTTCCTTTGTGTCGCCGATATAGTAGACATTATCGCCGCCCGCGCTTTTTTTACTCGAGGCGGTGATGGTGTCATCCAGGGCCGTGGCAAAGGTGATCCCGGTCCGCCTGCCTTTCTCGCAGATATTGAGGGGGTTTTCGTGGATCTGTTTGATCCATTCGGCCTGGTGCTTCATCAGTACCCCTTCAGTCAGGGGATCATAGCCCCGAGGGATTTCCCGAACGCTGGCAGGCAGCTCCTCCCAACCAACGATCCTGACCACATCCCCCGGCAGGTTATTCGTCACGATCCCACCCCCAGAACTTGTTGACGCCAGAACATGGCCTGGGTCTCGTCAAGACCCTGCTGTCTGGCCGTCTCCTCAACCGCATCTGCGGCCTCTCCCAGTGTGCGTTTACGGATCTGCTCTTCCAGTTTGACGTTTTCAGACGCGGCCCTCTCGAGACGGTACACGGAAATGGCCAGGCTCTTCAAAAGCTTCGGGTCGATAGGCGTATCATCGTCCCCCTCATGCGCCGTCATGGCCATTTTGAATGCCAGGGTGCGGACCATCTCGTTTAGAAGCTTGCCCACTTCGCCCTGCGGCTCCGAGCCCAGCTTTCCGATCCACATCTTGGCCACTTCGCGCGTCTCGCGCAGCTTCTTACCGACATCCTCCATCCGCATGGCGTACCGGTTAACCGCCGACTTGCTCAGCCGATCCGG